GACTTTTCTGTGTCCAGGCCAACACTTGTCTGGTCCTGCAACCTCTGCCATTAAATCTTCAGCAGTTAATTCTTCAGCCTTACTTGCTTCACTTACTAACTTATAAATGTACGGGAATACATCTGATAATTCTTCGTTAAACTGTCTAATAGTTAATTGATCAATCCAATTTTCAGCAACGTCAGTTGGAACATCTTCCATTACTGCTGGAGCAAAAGCTTCAAATGTTTCTTTATAGTATGCTGGGCGTTGTAGTGACTCTAGTGTTTTCTTAACTGTGACAATACGTTCTTTAACTACATCTACATACTCTGCTAGGCTTTCTGCCATTACTGCTGAACGACCCATATAAGATTTAAACTTACGTAGTTTGTTCATTTCTTCTGACATACTTACAATATGCTTACCAAAATCATCGTAAGCATTACCACCTTCTGCAACGTGTCGAGCCATTGCTCTTGCACCAGTTATGTGCTTGTATGGATATTTAAATCTTTCACCTTCTGCACTTTCAATATACAAAGAGCCAACTTTCTTTGCTCTGCCACCGGCTGCTTCTTGATCAATACCTTCGGTGTGTTTAATCATTAAACGTGCTCCATCAAAGTCTTGATAACTTATTTTTGATGTGCCATACATTTTAGATTCTGTCATTGTTCCATCCCCGTCACGGTTTTTCGCTAAAAATTTGTAGTCTCTACTATTTAAATTCGATTTAGTAATATCTCTTGTGTCGAATGTCAGTGCTCTTTTTCTTGCAAACATTCTTAATTCTTTTAAAAAATCATACCAGTTGTTTTTTGTTAACTCGGTTTCGTTAGATACCAAACTTTCGCCATATACAACTGCTACATTTTTATCATCTAGACTAATACTTATCTTTCCAACTGGTCGACCTTCATTCATAAAATCAAAATCAAAATAACGAGCTTGTTTTGGTTCGTTAGTTACATTCCCTTCGGCATCGCCAATAGTTACACTCGGAAAGCGACCTCTTATTTTATTGAACAATTCGTTTGCTATTAAGTCTAAATTCTGCATAAATGTATTTATCAATAGTTGCTGCTAATGAAGATAGGCATTGGAGCCTCGTAATCTTCAAACTCTTCAGTTTGATTAAAGGTATTATATACTCTGGGATCCCAGTCTTTTAATACTTCCATCATTCTTAGTGCAAGTAATGTGGCACTAATTAAATCATCGTGTGCTCCTGACTTTGCAGTATAACTAGACCCAGTTGCAATAAAACTCTTTAGTTCACCAATTAATGGCTTTGAACGAATAATCATTTTATCGTTTTCAACCATAGTTTTTAGTCTACTACACGCCGTAACCTTTGTACCGTGTGTAGTATTAAAGCCCTTGCGGAATTTACGAACGTGTCCTTTGCGGATAGGCTCACTGACGAACAAACCCGGAATGTTCTCTTCACCGAAGTCGTTTATAACGATAAGGGCAGCCTCACCTAGTCCATTGTTCTCCACGCTCCAGTAAATTCCTTGCGGGTTTTTAGTTTCTGTTTCTATATATTTGCATATGTCAGCAAGTACTCTTATTTGTCCTGGTATAGCAGTTTGATTGTGTTGCCATTCTGCTACTTGTTCGTAACTAGGTAATTCATAAACTTGAATTGCAGCGTTGTCACCACCAGTGCCCATACTAGGATCAAGTGCAATGCAATATGTATACTGTGCAGTTGGTTTTTTATACCAACGTGTTTGACCCATATTTAATATAGGACTTGTGCCATCCATAGCTGCAAGTTTAATTGAATTAATTAATGTTTCATCAAATACTAAGAATTCACAACCATATTCACGTCTAAACTTTTCTTCGCCAATGCGCCCAATTTCTGCTGCTTTCCATTCGTCATCTCTGTCAGGATGTTCGTTCCACTCTGCAACAAAACTATGGAAGCCATTTTCGCCAACATCACTTTCATTGCCGTGTGCATCAAATTTGTTTTCTGCTTGTTTCCAAATAGTAGCAAACGTATCTTCGTCACTGTTAGGTGTGCTAGTAATAATAGCTCGTCCACCTGTTGCTAGTGTAGGAGATATTGAAGTCCAAAACTCTTCAGCAATATTAGGTTGCACAAATGCAAACTCATCACAATATAGTAATGATATACTCATACCACGTCCTGTATTACCTGTTGTAGTTTGTGCTACAATACGACTTCCGTTTTCAAATTCAATTGATTGCTTGTTATAACTTGTAACGCCTGCTCTAATATGGTCTGGACAAGTTTCATATACGTAACGTATACGTGACATAATTTCTTGGGCACCTGTATATTTGTGTGCTGCTACAAGTATAGTTTGATCTGGATTAAACATTGCATACCAAGCAAGGTATATACTAGCACACGTAGTTTTACCTGTTTGTCTAGGCATCATATTAATATTAAAACGATAACTATGATAGCTGTCCATTAACCGCAATTGATACTCGTACGGATCAAATAAAAGTTTTCCTTTTACTGGATGTTGAATAAATGCAAAATGTTTTGCGAAGTGTAAATATCCGAGATCAGGATCCATACACTGTGCAATATCGTCAATTTGCGATTCAGTAAATGTTTCTTGTCTATTCGCCTTTTTAATTAAGACGCCGTCTAATGATGCTGCCATACTATTATTTAACCAAAAAAATAGCACCCGAAGGTGCTATTGAGTTGTATGTTACGATAGTTATTAACTACAGCCGCAACTACTGCAAGCCATTAATTTTTGCTTACCTGGTGCTCCGCACTCTGGACAGTCTTCGCCATCTTCGTGATCGTGTTCACCTTCGTCATCTGCCATTAGCTCTTTTAATCTTGCTGCAAGTTTTTCTCTAATATCGCCCGAGTCGCCTGCTGCGTCTGCTAATGCTGCTTGTGCTTCTGCACTTTTACCTTTAACAGAATATGTAGTATCGTCTACTTCATCTTCAACTGCCATTGGATTGTCGCCGTCTTGTGTAGCAGCATATGCCTTTTTAGTTCTATGTAGATCATCGCCTGAATTAATTACATCGTCGATTGACTTGTATTCTTCGTCTGGCTCATTAGCATATGCTTCATCTGCAACTAATTCGTCTTCCATTTCAATATCATCATTGCAACTGCTTGCACCAACGTGTTGTTTGCCACAAGCATCACAAGGTTCATCTTGCACACCTGGTTTTAAATCGTCCATATCTTTTGGACCATCAACAATATCACGTAGTCTTTCCATATCTCTGCGCATTGGCATCATTGCTGGGCCAACTGGCTCTGCATCTTTTAGCCCTGCATTTTTCATCATATCAATTAAGTCTGCAACATTATCTTTGCCGCTTGCATTCATTGATACATTCATTGTTACTGGATTACCTTTGTCTTCTTGTGACTGTGGTGCCATTGGTGGTACCATTGGCATTCCACCTTCTAATTCAATGTTGTCCATTGATTCTAGTAGTTTTTTCATATTCATTTTAGTTTGCCTCCGGTGCCGCTGCACTTGGATCGTGCTCACGTTCTTTACGAGCCACTTCTAGCTCTTTCAAAAGATCCATAACACGGTTACCGCCTACACTTTCTTGTGCGCTCTCGCCGCCCATATCTTCTGTTGTTAATTTTGTTTCATAAGTAGTATCTTCTGGCATCTCTTGATATTTTTCTTGCATATCGCCAGGCTTACGTACAATAATATATGCTTGATCAACATTACAGCAATCACCGATATATTCTTGCAATACATCTGAAGTTGTTGCGTAATTAAGAGTAACATCAAAATATGTTACTTCAGTGTTTTCTAATTGCGGAAAGTCTAAAGGTCTTTCCTGAACTGGGGTTCTTTTGCCCTTGCTCATTTCTACAACACTATATTTTTCTAAACAACTCTTGATACTTTCTTCACAGTTGTCAGGCAGCGATCCTGCAATACCAACTTTAAATTCGTATGTCTTTTTAGACTCGTTTAATAATTCTTGAAACCTTGTCATCATTTTACATATTCCCGTTATATGTTATTTATCCTTATCGAGGCCTTTAAGCCTCTCTAGTAGGCTGTTGCGATCTGTTACAACATAGCCTTCACCGGAAATCATTCCGTCTTCACTAGGCCCACTATCTTGATCCATTTTTTGTTTTTTAAGTTGCAGCTCTATCATCTTTAGTTTCTTATCTAACTTTGCAGTTTTAGCATCTAAACTTGTTTTGAGCAACCCACCAGCAACTTCAAAAACTCTACCACTATAACGTGATTCAACATTCATTCCTAAATCCATTAGATCTTCATAGGCAGTTAATGCACGTTGTGCAATATCTTCTAGTTCACTGTCTGCTTTATCGCCCAAACCTTTGACAGCAGGTAATGCACTAGCAATTTTATCAAACTCTGCTATATCACGAAAACTTTCTTGGTGAGCAATTTCGTGTTTGGCCTGCTCTTTTTCTTGTTGTTCGGCTTGTTTAATGATTTCTTTGGAATCATCCATATTAAGCAAATCTTCTAGTTTTTTAGTCATTTTAACTTTCCATTAACTGCTACTATTATTTATCAGAATTTATATCCGAATGTATTAATATCTTTTTTAAACTTGTTTTCTACTATTTGTTTAGTATTATCATTATAATATTCTCTATAATCTTTGTTTCTAGACGAGGTATTTAAATATGGTAACTCTTGTTTGATATTAAATTTGTCTTTTAGTAGTTGTATATCGTGATTTATATTTTCTAACTTTATAATATAAGATACACCAATAGTCCTATGATGTTGATCTTTTAATTGTGTTTTTTCTATAAAGTATTCAAAGCCTTTTTTATAGTCGTCTAAAACTTGTTGATTGTATTCTAAACTAAACCTACCTTTTTGTTTAGGATTTTGAATCCTGCGTAACGCTCTATCTTTAGTAAAGAAATACCAACTTACACACCAGTCCCAGGGATTTCGCACAACCGCAAAACTAAAGTCAAACTTTCCGTACTTTGATTCAAGTTTTTGTAATGTATGATGCTTGGTACTTTTTGTTACTTGACTAGACGTGTTATCTAATAACCATTGCTGTATACTACTGCCGCCGGTTTTAGGAATATGTACAAAGATACTATTATAGTCTTTGATAATTACAGCCATTATCTTCTTTTACCATTATGAAATATATCCTTTTCGGTTATAATTCTAAAAAAGATACCTTTTTGTTTACAGTATGCTCTTGCTGCTTCCCATTTTGCTTGATTAACTATCCAAGCTGCTTGATTATGCCTACTACGACCTAGTTTTTCTTTTACAGTTTGATTTTCAGGCTTGACTTCTATAAGTTCAACACGTTGTTTACTTTTACGATCAGCATATGCAATAAAGAAGTCAGGTACATATATTGTGTGCTTACCAGTTAATGGATTCTTGTATGGTATCTTTATTGCTTCACTTGCCCATTTTGCGACACTTGGGTGTTCATCACAAAATTTCATAAAAGCAAATTCCCAACTACTTCGGTATGTTGGTACTTTCGTACCTATATACTTTTCAGCATTTTTAAGAGTATATTTTCCTTGTGCAAATCTTCCCATATCATATTAATAGATAATATTTCTTTTCTCGAATTTTTCATAATTAGATTCAACTTTAAAACCTAATGTACTAATTTTTTCTCTACTATAGTTTAAAACATTTGCAACTATATCACTAAGTTGTGTTTTATTTAAACCTTGCAGCGAATCGAGTAATTCAAATACTTTTATATTATCAATCTTTGCTTGTTGAAGAAGTACTGTTGCTACTGCAATTGCACTTGTTTTTTCAAAATCTCTATTTTCAAAAAATCCAATAACTGCATCAACATCATTTGCAGGATAAGAAATTGACTCAGTGAGATATTGATTGAAAAATTCTTTTACTTCGTTTGCACTATCATTTGATTTTGCTTTTGGTAAATTTGACATTATGTATTTCCTAACGGATTTTTCTGTGCAGGTATAGTTCTAGTATTACCTTGCCCATTCTCATTATAGTTATTTACAATTTGATTAGCAATGCCAATCAACTTTTGATTGCCGTTTTCAATTCCAGTGTCTACATTTTCTAATAAATTTGCTTGTTCAGTAGCGTTTAAATTATCAAATGATGTTAAATTATTAGCTGCTTGTTCATCAATTGTAGTTAATGCTCCGATTGCTAATGCTTTTTTAGCAACTGCTTCTTTTAACTCTATATCCGAATTTAAAGAATTCTGTAGTTCAACAGGTGGATAAAATTTATTTTCTTTTTGAGTAGTAACTGCAACAGCTTCTGTAATTTGCGATCCCGTACCGCCATTTTTAGGAAAACTTGTATTTGCTAATCCACTTACATTTGTGCCTGTTGCTGTTCTAATAGTTTTCCCTGCAACTTGAAATGCTTCGTTACGTACACCTTCTTTGGTAAGTTTCTTAGCATTCTTAACAGTACGTGCTGCTGTAAGTAGAGTACCTAAGTCTGCCTTGCCGCCGGCAATATCACCTAGTATACTTGTGCCTCCTGCTAGTATACCGGCACTACCAAATAAACTTGCTGCACTTCCAGCTGAAATAGGACTTGGAGTATTATCATAATGTTCGACACCAAAGCCTTTAGGTGTTGATCCTTCTTTAACTGCTCCGTCTGCGTAAAATACAGTTTCATATGCAACAGTCATTTGATTTTGAACAGGTTCTGCTGATGAACTGTTATCTAAACTATCATGTTGCCAAGACTCAATGAGTGGATTTACAAGAGTCATTGTTAAGTATTGATGTCTTGCTAATTGACTTATTTGTATACTGGTAAAGAATGGCTCGTATGCATCGTTATCAAAACCAAATCTATTCTTGTTTGCATCTGAGCCTTTATAAGCATTAAATCTGTCATATGCTCTGTCAGTTTGATTAGGTGCTCCGGCGCCGTCTCTACTTCCATATGTTCCGTCTGCATAATAATAGTTATAATAAGCAGTCCATAATTGAGTAACTATACTAGCGTTATCATCGTGAAATGTAATATTTACAGGATCATAATCTATTCTAGTTTGTAAGTTCTTTTTACGATTGTATTTGTTTTTAGTTTCAACACTAATTTTGTAACTAGGTAAGTCAACTGATTTTACCAACATGTTAACTTCATTTGAGTGTTTTTGCACCCACTGTGGTAATATCTTGTTAACTACATTTTCGTTAAGATTAAGTGTTACATGATATAGAAATTTTTGTTTTGGTGCAAGACGAAACTCGTTGTCTACATATAAACGAGCAGCATGTGTGTAGTCGGCCATGTTGCCTTTAGGGCTTAATGCTCCATTTACTACATTGTCTAAGAAACCTGTGAATATACTTGCCATACTAATATTTATCCAATAAGATAAAGTACGTATATAAAGAAAAAGGGAGCATTGCTCCCTAATTCAATCGACTGTGTGACTAATTTAACTTTTAGCTTGCGCCTGTAGTTGATGCAATAGCTGCTACGCTTCTGCCAATAGCAGTACCAACTCCGCCGCCTGATGCGCCTTGAGTTTGTATAGCATTATCGTACTTAATAGTAAGTGCTACTGTAACTGGTTCGTTAGCACTATATGCTAATGAGTTATAGTTTGCACTTTCTAAGTAACAACCGTAAAGTTCAAATGTGTCTAATGTTTCTGGTGCGTAGTTACCGTTACCACCGTCTAGAATTTCAATTCTAGTTACAAACTTATAATCAATTCCGCTTGCTGCACTTGACTGTTCCATAAAGTCAAACTGTCTTTGTAGTTGTTCACCAACTAGCTTTTGAACAGCACCAGTAGCATCGTCTCTTAAAGTTAATGTAATAGCTTCCCAGGTATGTTTACCTGCAAGATAAACTCTTGAGTTGTATACGTCAACAGTCATTGTCTCGAAGCTTACGTTTGGTCTAGTAACATCCTGTACCTGTTTAGTTAGTTCAGTTACTTCTCCTGCGCTTACACCAAAGTTTTCCAGTGACACTCTAAAGCGATACTGGAGTTTTGGCATGAGCAACCCTTGTGTAGAGTTGCTTGCGTCAGAAGCTAACGGAACTGTGATTTTTGATAATGATGAAATAGCCATTTAATTTGCTCCTAATTTGTTATATATATTTATCAATTTACAGTCCTGCTATCTCACCAGTGTTTTTCAAGCGTAGCGGAATGTAAATAAATTCTACTGCTTTAACTGGTTCAATTGCTATATCTAAATACATTTCATTTCTGTCAATTCTTGCTGGTGTGTTATTGCTTTCGTCACATACAACTAAGAAGTCATATAATGCTCTTGCACCCACTAGCTCTAGACATAAACTCTCTGCTGCTTGTTTGATTTGATCACGTGTGATCTTGTCATTTGGCTCAAAGATATATGGTTTAGCAAGTTTGTTAAGTTGGCTACGTAAGTAGATAACCAAACGTGCTACGTTGATTCTGTCTAATGAACTCGAACCTCTTGCACGAGTCTTTTGACCGTAGTTAACAAGTCCTGCTCCATTAATAAATGTAATTGGGTTAACTGCTGATGTGTAAAGTGTATCACGTTGTCCTTCGTTAAGTGCAATACTTACAAATTCGCCCTCAGCACTCACATAACCTGTTGCTGAAGCATTGTTAACACCACCTCGTCTTGTACCTGCTGGTGCAAACCATGGGTAACTAACTTGGTCACTTAATGCAATAGTTCTTAGCATCATATGACTTGGCGGAACAACTACATTGTTACCTGCATTATCACTTGTGAATCCTGCTGGATAAAATACACCTAAGTATTCATCTCTAGTAACAAGACCGTCGTCGTTATCTTCAACTGCTAGATTTACGTTTGTTGCCCATTCATTTAATGAAGTTGCATCTGGTGTTAATCTAAATGGTGAGTCACCTATAATAAATGCACTCAATCCTCTGTCAAAGTTAAGACTTACCATTTCTCCAATTAGTTCTGGATATCCTGGTGTTGCCATTACGTTAAACACTTTTGACTCATCATCTCTAATTTCGTCATTTGAGTTAACTGTTGCTTGTAACTGTTGTACAACAACCTTGCGTTGTGCGTGACGTCCAAAAGAGCCACTGCCGTCTGCTTGGTTAGCTGATTCTGTAACCCAACGGTCTGTACTATAAGCACTCATGCTTACATCGCCCATTCTTGGGTTATCAGCAGTAACATCAACATAGTTACGCATATATTTCTTAACATTAAATCCGCTTCTACGTAGGTTCCATAACATCATACCTTGTGGATATAGTGCTGGATCCGGAGCGTCTGCATCTAAGTGATCACTAAGTAGTAATTCACTAATAGTTGCTTCGCCTGCACCGCCGTCGGTATTCCAACGTGCGTCTGCAAATAAAATGCCATCTTCAGTAGTTTGATCGCCTTTGTCAATTAAGTCCCACTTAACAGTATCGCTGTTATAACGATAAATTGTTGGATAATTTTCTAAGTCTGCTGTACTAACCCAAATATCATTTGCGCCTGGTGTTGATGGAGCAGTAGCTGAAGTTTTAATTGTTGCACTTGAATATAGTGTGTTGTAACCTACCCAAGTTGTGCCATTATGTGCCATAATGTCTACTTCGTCAACTACTGAACTGTACCATAATGTACCGTCTGCTGTTGTTGATGTTGGAGCATCTCCTGATATCGATGATGCTGCTAAACTTACAACTGCCCAGTTAGTAACTTTATTAGCTGGAACAAATCCAATTAATGCTAAAGCACCGTCTGTATCAGTTATTCTAATGTCGCCGCCTAGTTTGTGCGAAATTGTAACTTTATTGTTTGCATCTACTGAAGCAACAATGTTTGTAGCGCCTGCACTGTTAATTGCGTCAGCAATTACATCTGCGTCTGTTGATGCACCTGTTGTTACTGCACTTACTGCTCTAGCAACACCTGTTGCACTGCCTACTACTGTTTCAGTTAGCGTAAACGTATGTGTTTGAGCTGGAAGTTGTGTTGCAACTACATTTGATGTCTGCGATGATGCACCTGATGCGCTTCTTCTATATATTTTAAAGTCGCCTAATGGTGCTGCTGCTTCACTCCAGTTAGACTGGATATAAAGATCGCCTACTGCTAGGTTGTTTCCGCCGCCCACTCTATCTAGTGCTACTAATGCTGCTTCGTTATCTGCATAAATTGGTGCTGGAACTAAGTCCCATAATTCTGTTGCAGCATTCCAAGATTTAACTCTCCAACGTGCTCCGCTGTTTGGCTCAGTAGTTTTAATCCAAATACTTCCTGATGGACGAGTATCTGTTCCTGATGTTTTATACTGCGGTACACCTGTGTGTGGAGCAATAGCTACTTTAGGAACTGCATATGTTCCAATAGTAATTCCTAATGTGCCTTCTAAATCATTACTACCTGCTTTAACTTCAATTGTAGTATCAGTTAATCCATTATTTAAAATAGCAAGTTGATCGTTAATATTAGCTAAACTTACACCAGTACCAGTTAGTACAGTGTTACCATTTGATACAATAAGATCTAATGTAGTTGCTGCGCCGCCTGAAGCTGCTGCTGTAATTGTGTAGTCTGATCCTGCAACATCAATTATAAATGTGTCAGTGTCAAGTAATCCACTTGTAACTGCTGCTGTACCAAGTACTGATGGAGTTGATCCGATCCAATCACTTGTTCCAACTTTTACCCAGTTACCTAAATAATTTTTCTTATAAATTGCATATGATGTAGTCTGTCCTGCAACAATAGCATAGTCGCCAATTGAACCAACTGATCCTTTTGGAACGCCGCCAGTTAGTTTTGCTGCATCTGTAATAACTATTGGTGTTTGAACTCCAAAGCTCTGTCCACCTGCTGTAGTTGCTGCTTCGCCATTCCACTCAAAAATGCCAAAAGCTGAAGAAGCTGTATCTACCCAAAGTGCGCCATCTGCTGGATCGCCTGCTGGTGCATCTGCTGATGCTTGTAGTGCTCCTAAGTCTACATCTGCTCTAACAACCCATGCTCTATTGCTAACACCTAATAGTGAATAAGCAGCTTGTAAGCCGTATTCATTAAGTTCGCCTGCATGTATTGGATTGTTGTTGTTATCAGTATAAAATACTGGGTCGCCAAATGTTTCTGTCAAATCGCGCTGTGATGTAAGTAAGTAAGGTTTTCCTGCATTTGCTTTCAGTGTTCCTGCAGCAGTACCTGTGCCAGCGCCATTTGTTTTATTTGCGGCGGAGGCTACGAAAATCATTGGAACTGTACCTGGTTCAGCGGGTGTGTAAAAACTTTCGTCTACTACGCTAACCTGTACGCCTGGTGATGTTAGTGCCATTATATATCTCCTATAATATTTTGTTTGAGCGTTTGTTACATGTATTTAGCATATAGGAAAGAAAAGGTGCTGATATATACCCATAAAAAGGTATCAAAAAGGTGAGCTAAATACAATATGAGACCATTATGCCAATGCGGCCAGCGACCTGCTGCTATAAATTACAAAAAAGGTAAAAAAGTTTACTACAGAAGCCTATGCGAAAGATGTTTGCGCAATGGATTAGGACATGGTATTCCTAAATGGAAACAACGAGGGTACGAGAAAAAAGACAGTTGTGAAAAATGCGGATTTAAATCAAAACATCCTGAACAGTTTAATGTGTTTCATATAGACGGTGATTTAAATAACTGTCGCCCTAACAACTTAAAAACTATTTGTGCTAACTGTCAACGAACACTTCAGAAAGAAGGTAGCCGCTGGAAGCAGGGAGACTTAATCCCTGATTTTTAAATAATGTCTGCATTAGTACATGCACATTCTTTTTCAGTCGTTGTAGATCGCCGTTGTTATCAATTGTATAATTACACATCCATTGTTCAATACTCATTGAGCTAGGATCTTCACTGGGCAAATGATCACTTCTGTCTACCCAAATAGCACAGTCAAATATTTCTTCATTCTGCATTGCAAAGAATTCACGCTTGTTACGTAGACCACAGTAGATGTCGTGTTCGGCAAATAAATTACGACCTAGTCTTGCTAAGTCGTCGCTACAATAATCATGTATCATATTATACCATTCAGTACGATGATTGTGCCTATCTGCATAACACTCTTCTTCATTAGAATATCCGTACTGATCTTTTAAGTCGTTAAAAATAAACAACTCTGAACAAAATTTACTCGATGACTGAAATGTATATCCGTATGCTTCTAACATCTCACATACAGTATCCTTACCGTGTCGGCCGTGTCCAACAACTAATAACTTTGGTAACATATATTATTCCTTTTTTAAATTTATGTATTTTCTGTTAAACATAGAGTCTAAAGACAGTCTACGTTTGCGTAACCCTTTTAAAGTACTTTCTGCATAAGCACCTATTTCTACGTCAATATTTTCTTTTTTAATTAGGTAATACTGTGCTAATGGTGTGCCTGCAGGAATTAATTCTTCGTCATTATTCGAGTGCCAAAACATTTGAACATTTAAAAAGTTTATTCCAGCGTCACCGTCGATTAGGCCAATTGATGCTGTAAATCTATTATCGTCGTGATAAGGAATAGGCATACATAATAGATAATAACCTTTAGGAACAGTAACTACCCATGGGCTATTAATTTTAATTACTGTTGGCATTGTGTCAGGTTTTAAAATTCCATATGGTTCTGTATCAGTACTAGGATGATATGTAATATAAGGATATTTCCATTCGTGATCAACTGTAAGTTGATTTTGATCTAGTGGAGTACTCCATTGAAACCCGCCATTATCATCTTTTTTAATATAGATATCTTGATAACTTTTTTGTACCCAACCGTGTCTTGCAACTAATGCAATTCCAGGGCATTTAGCAATATGAGTGTGCTGAGCATTTATAGGACATTCTGCACTTTCTTTTCGCATATTTTCTATCATTTTCTTTGCCCATTGATATTGAACTTTACCAGCAGGAACAATAGGCATTTGTTCGGCTACTTCAGGTATTAAACATTCAAATTTTAATTTAGGTTTTTTAAACATATATTTTATAATCCTTAATTATTTTACGTCTAAAATGCAACTTGGATTTCCGCTAGAGTTTGATTTAGAATTTATTTGCCCTTGAGGCATTGTATTAAAACTTATAGTCCATCTATCAAATTGATCTTGGTGTGGATGAGATGAGTGCATTAACCAACTAGGAAATAAAATTAGTTTACCAGGTTGTGCTTCAACTAATACAGATCTAGAATTGTTGTTGTGAACTTCTAAACTATTATTAGTTCTTTGTATCAACGGATCATTAAAACAAGTAGGCGCCCCGGGTGTTAAATAGTACACAGCACTAATATAGCTCATCCTGTGAGAATGTGAAACTTGATGGCTTTGTGTATAAGCAGGATATTTATTAGCCCAGGATGTTGTAATTTCTAAGTTATCGCAGTCTAATTGTTCGTTACTAGCAAAGTCGTTGATACATTCAGTAAACCAAGAATATAAACTAGTATAAGAATCATCTTTATGCAAATAGTGGTCTGTTTGATAGCTTCGAAGTTGTGGCGGTAGTCGATCATTACCATTATCGATAAATTTTTCATTAGGTAATTTATCTAAGATATTAGAATTTAAAGATAGATCTTTTAAATTATACTCATAGAGTTTAATAGGAAAAATATTATGTATCATAGCTTATATAATACATTATTTTTATTAGTATGTCAACCGTTAATCGTATCCTAAACGTGCTACATTTTTCATTTCTTCTGTAAGCAGTTCTTGAACACGAATTTCATATGCTTCTTCAAATCCAGCTTCGTGAATATAACTTTCGTTATTTCCCCAAAGTCTTTTAAAGTATGAATGGTAAGTTTGTTCGACTGTTTCGTCGCTCCAGGATCTATCAATAAGTTTCCCTTTGATTATCCAATTTAAACGGTTAGCTTCTTTACGTACTTCGGGTGAACACATTATGGGACCTCCTTGTTGTATTGTATTTACAAGGAACTGTAATCGTTAGCGTTAACTTCGGGGTATTTTTAACCTATTGTAAATCCGTAGCCTACGCCGCCAGCCATTTGACTTGATACTTCCATTTCAAGTTTTTCCATTTCGGCTTGAGCTTCTGCTTTTAGTGCATCACCATTAAGTGCTGAGCCGCCCTGTGGTCCTGCAATAGTAGCAAATTTACTACGTGCTTCACCTAGCATATATTTGCAACTTGCTAGAGTATAATCTTTAATCCATTGCTTTGCTAGATAGTCATTTAGTAACTCACTATCTGGACGATAGTTATAGCAACGTAGTAATAAAGATTCTTCTGTACGAGGTCGTTGTAATAAGGTTAATTTTTTAGTTGCAGGATTCCAATTAAATTCAATAAATGATCCAAACATTCTACCTACTAATTCTTGATATTGACTGAATAAATCATATGTAGCTAGTCCGCCCATATTTGAACTTGACAGCAAGTATGTGTTTGTGTATGCCATATTAAATGGTTCAAACAAAGTTCCACCATCGCCACCACCGGATCTTGATCCAATACTTCTACGAAATAACTGACGTACTTCAACTACTTCATCTGGTAATGTATATTCGTTTTGGTCGTTGACTGTAGGCATAAACAAATAGCTTTCTTCTACACTATTGTCCGAACGCTGCCTAAATTTAGAAAATGCTTTGGTCAATGCAGTTTCGTAGTGTATAGGGTCTAATTCAACATCAATCATGCCGCCGCCTAGAAAGGCTTCTACATAGTCAAATACTTCTTGTTTTTGTGTTTGTGCTACTGCCATTTACTTTTCTCCGTCATAGTATTTATCTTTCGATAAATATGTATATGCCAAGATTAAGTTTATATAAACCAGAACGCGGATCCGACTTTAAATTCTTAGACCGCCAAATAAATGAAATGTTCACTATAGGTGGGACAGACCTGTTTGTCCACAAATATATTGGAACAAATGACGGAACAACAGAAAAGGATCATACACAGATCCAAGACATGTTGTTCTTAGAAAACAGAGATAGAAAATACGATCCTGATATCTATAGCATTAGAGGTATTTACAATGTACAAGATATTGACTTTGATTTAAGCCAATTTGGATTATTTTTAAGCAATGACACATTGTTTATGACTGTACATATTACAACTTCAGTAGAAGCAATTGGGCGTAAACTTATGCCCGGTGATGTTATAGAACTTCCTCACTTAAAAGACGAGTATGCACTAAATGACTTTAGCGTAGCATTAAAACGCTTTTACGTTATTGAAGATATCAACAGAGCAGCGGAAGGATTTTCGCCAACTTGGTATCCGCATTTATATAGACTTAAATTAAAACAAATAGTAGACAGTCAAGAATACAAAGATATACTTGATTTACCTGCAAGTGAAGACTATCCAGAAGATGGTACACTACGCGATGTGTTATCGACGTTTGAAGCAGAAATGAATGTTAATAATGCTGTTGTTGCAGAGGCCGAAGCAAATACACCAAAAAGTGGATATGACGTTGACGATAGTTTATACACTCTCGCAGTAGACGAAAATACTGGTAGAGCTAAAGTACAAGAAGTTGATGCAGACGGAAGCACAATTACAGATAAGGCTACTCCTGTTGCACATGGATATAAAGGATTACTTATAGGTGATGAATTTGCACCAAATGGCAGTAATTTTTCAAGCGGTATTAGTTTTCCTTTAGATAGTGTTGAAGGCGATTATTTTTTACGTACAGATTTTTTACCACAACGCATGTTTAGATGGGACGGCAGACGTTGGCTTAAAGTGCATGATGTTAAGAGAGCTCCAATGAATAACGGTACTACACAAACACTACGTGGATCATTTATTAATGACGTTAATACATATCTTTATAATACACCAATAGCACAAGACTTTGTACGCTTAACTGTAGGACAAACTAATATTGATACAGAAATTGCCTACACAACAGCAAAATATATACAACTAGAATACACATCATCTAATGACGGTTTTGCACGTAAAGACTATACAGTGGCTGACAACGCTGGTATGCTTACCAGCTACGACGATAACGGGACACAGCGCATACGTATTACATTACCTGCTAGTGCTGTTAAAGACGAAGGACTATACAGTTTAACACTGCACAACGAAAGAACACAACAGCGTCAAGCAATATCACAAGTATTAAAACCTAGGGCGGATAACTAATGGCTGAGCATTTTTATGACGGACAAATAAGAAAGTATCTTGTACAAATGATGCGACTGTTTAGTAATTTTAGTTACCAAACAGGAGACGGTACTGAAAAACAAGTACCTGTGCTATACGGAGATTTAACTCGTCAGGTAGGATCTATTCTTAGAGATAATTCTGAAAACAAAATACCTAGTGCGCCTCGCATGGCAGTTTACATTACAGGACTAGAACTAGATAGGGACCGTACTAGCGATTCAAGCTATGTAAACAAGCGTCACGTAAGGGAACGTGCTAAAGACGCAAATGGAAATTACACCGACGTACAAGGGCGACAATACACTGTAGAACGCCTAATGCCTACTCCATACAAATTAACTATAAATGTTGATATATGGTCAACAAACACCGATATGAAACTACAGATTATGGAGCAAATATTAATGCTGTTTAATCCTAGTTTAGATATACAAACAACTGACAACTATTTAGATTGGACTAGTTTAACAACAGTAATGCTAGACAGTGTTAATTTTAGTTCACGTGCAATTCCAGTAGGAGTTGACAGTGAAATTGATGTTGGTCAAATGACGTTTAGTACACCAATCTTTATTAGTCCGCCGGCAAAAGTTAAACGATTAGGAGTAGTTACTAATATCGTTACAAGTATATTTGACGGCGATGGATACTTAGATTTTGAAAAAATGTTGGAAGGTACGAACTTATTCAGTATTGGCGGAATGACACCTCCATTTAAAATGGACGGTGGCGACGAAGATTCAGACAAAGTAGTTGATACAGGATCGTTTCCAAATGATGGTGACGGTGTACTTGAACCTAGAAATCAAATCACAAGAGTTAAC